GGAATGGGGCGGGCTATGAAACCCATCGCTATGAAAAAAGGTGGAGCTACCAAGTCCAAGGTAAATCAGGCTGGTAACTACACCAAACCCGGCATGCGTAAGAGTTTGTTTGAGTCCATCAAAGCGGCTAACGTGCAGGGCACTGCCGCTGGTCAATGGTCAGCCCGTAAGGCACAGTTGTTGGCTAAACGCTACAAAGAAAAAGGCGGTGGGTATAAGTCATGAACGATTTCATGAAAACCCAAATAGACGTTGCCGAGCGCATGTTCAAGATGATGGCTGAAGATCATAAAGAACGCGTTGAGGCAATCTCTACTTGGGCGGAAATGAACATCGGGCTGATGCGTAAGCTAGACGAACGGGATAAACGGATTAGAGAGCTTGAAACAGAGCTAAAGGCGTATAAAACCTCAGAAAAGCTATGAAAAGCTTTGAAGTTGAAGCTCATCCCATATTTGGCGTAAGCTTAGGTGTTGAGTACATACCCGAAGCGGACGAAGGTACTGGGGAAAGCGCTCTGGCTATTGATTTAGTGATTGTGCGCGTGTTGTTTTTCTGGGGCGGTGAGGAATGACTTTAAAAAAATCCCAACAGTCGCTGAAAGATTGGACGAAGCAGAAATGGGGCACGAAGAGTGGTGAAAAGTCGTCTAAGACCGGTGAGCGCTACCTGCCCGAGAAGGCTATCAAAGCGCTAACCCCTGCTGAGTATGCTGCGACGACCCGTGCCAAGCGTAAGGGTACGGCTGCTGGGAAACAATTTGTCAAGCAACCAGAAAAAATAGCCCAAAAGGTGGCACCGCATAGAAAGATGGAAAATGGAGGCGTGGCAAAGGCAAGTTCCGGCGTACGCCGCCTCAGGATGTCTAAGAAGGTTTAATAATGGCTACATCAGGTACCGCAACATTCAACATGGACTTGACCGAGTTGGTCGAGGAGGCGTTCGAGCGCGCGGGTAACGAGATGCGTACTGGCTATGATCTACGCACGGCCCGACGTAGTTTGAACTTGATGTTTACCGACTGGGCTAACCGGGGTATCAACCTTTGGACGGTTGAGCAGGGGTCTCAGGCGCTCACTGCTGGTACTGGTACGTACACCCTACCGGCTGATACGGTTGACCTGCTTGACCACGTGATCCGTACCAATTCGGGGTCTCAGGCTAGCCAAGCCGATTTAAGCCTTTCACGTATCAGTGTGGCGACGTACGCCAGCATCCCAAACAAGTTGACACAAGGCCGACCCGTACAGATATACATTGACAGGCAACAGAGCGCTCCGTCGATAAATGTATGGCCCGTACCAGATAGTTCCCAAACGTATACTTTGGTATACTGGAGGCTACGTCGTATTCAGGACGCTGGAAACGGTGTGAATACAATGGACGTTCCGTTCCGGTTCTTGAACTGTTTGACGGCTGGTTTGGCTTACTATCTGGCGATGAAACTGCCGGGTGGGCTAGAGCGTATCGGCTTGCTCAAACAACAGTATGACGAAGCGTGGGAGCTTGCTGCTACTGAAGATCGGGAAAAAGCCACGTTTCAGCTTGTACCTCGGTACATGACCATAGGGTAAACCCTAATGACGGTAGCGAAGTATGCTAATGGCAAATACACCATCGCCGAGTGCGATCGGTGTGGGTTTCAGTACAAGCGTGTGGTGCTCAAAGAGCTGGTTATCAAAGAAGCACCGACCAACTTGTTTGTGTGCCCCCAGTGCTGGGAGCCTGACCACCCTCAGAACTTGCTTGGTAAATACCCCGTTGTAGATGCTCAAGCGATAAAAGATCCACGCCCAGACCGTTCGCTCACCACTGAGAATGTCCCAACCTCATCCCGGTACATCCCGGGCACGTTTAATCCCTTGTCTGGAGTGCAATCTTCGGGTACAGTTGGCACTGTTACGGTATCCACATCGTAAGGAGTTAGTATGAATAAAACCGCTTGTCTGAACAAATACACGCAACCAAAACCCGTACCTGCGCCAAAAACGGCTGGGTACCCAGAAACCGGCGTAAAAAGCACCGGAGTAAAGGTGCGTGGCGTTGGTGCTGCCGTAAAAGGTGTTATGGCCCGTGGGCCAATGGCATAAATGAACTACACCGAGTTAAAAACAGCGATTGCTGACTATACCGAGAATACGTTCTCGGATGCTGAATATGCTACTTTTGTCGAGCAGGCAGAGCAGCGCATTTACAACTCGGTTCAATTCCCGGCTCTAAGAAAAACTGTAACCGGCCTTGTAACGGGCGGCAATCGTTTCCTTGAGTGCCCGGATGATTTTCTTGCGGCGCACGCACTATATATTAGTTCAGATGGGTATACATACGATACTCTTTTGAATAAAGACATGAACTTTATTCGAGAGGCTTACCCAAGCATTAACGACACAGGCCAACCAAAACATTATGCTTTGTATGGCCCTAGGTCAAACGATCAAACCGAAATGGTTTTTATGCTTGGCCCGACCCCAGACCTCAACTACACAGTTGGTCTTGCCTATTATTTTTATCCGCAATCCATTACGCAGTCCGCAGATGGAAGAAGTTGGCTTGGGGATAACTTTGACTCTGTGCTTTTGTACGGCTCTTTAGTCGAGGCATATACCTTCATGAAGGGTGAGCCAGACCTACTCCAGCTATACAATACAAAGTACGGCGAGGCACTTCAACTAGCAAAGAGGCTGGGAGATGGGCTTGAAAAGAGAGATTCGTACCGTTCTGGTCAGGTGCGAGTTCCAATAACTTGATTGACAGGAGCTAAAAATGGCTATTACTCAAGCAATGTGCACCAGCTTTAAAGTTGAACTTTTGGCTGGAGATCACGATTTTGACACGGACACGTTTAAGATTGCTTTGTACACTAGTTCTGCGACGCTTGATGCGTCTACGACGGCTTACTCTGCAACCAATGAAGTCAGTGGCACCGGATACAGCGCAGGGGGAAACTCTCTGACTGTTTCTACCACCCCAACTTCGTCTGGCACTACGGCGTATGTATCGTTTAGCAACACCACGTGGACGTCGTCTACGATTACCGCTCGCGGCGCTTTGATTTACAACAGCAGCAAAGCTAACAAAGCAGTTATTGTTTTGGACTTTGGCGCTGATAAATCTTCTACCGCTGGTGATTTTTCGGTTCAATTCCCGACGGCTGATTCTTCTAACGCTATCATCCGTATCGCTTAATAGGAGGGGCAAATGGCCCTATCGCTCAAAGACCGCGTCCGTGAGTCCTCGTCCACGACGGGGACGGGCACTATTACGCTTGCCGGAGCCTATCTAGGCTTTCAAACCTTTGCTTCCGTTATTAGTAATGGGGATACGGTGTACTACACCATCCACAACACAGCCACCGGGTTTGAAAACGAGTGGGAAGTTGGCATTGGTACGTTTACGTCCAGCGGAACGACGCTTAGCCGGGATACTATCCTGTCCTCTAGTAATTCCGGTTTGGCAGTCAACTTCAGCGCTGGCACGAAAGAGGTGTTTATCACCCAGCCAGCCGAGAAGGCGGTCTTTGAGGATGCTTCCAACAACGTAACGGTTGGCGGCAAGATTACGGTTGGTTCTGCTCCCACCGACAACCTAGATGTTGCGACAAAAGCATACGTAGACAACGCCACGGCTGCGGCTCTGCACTACCATGACCCGGTGCGGGTTGAGGCTCCTACGGCTTTGACCGCTGCTTACGATAACGGCTCATCCGGTGTTGGCGCTACCCTGACTAACTCAGGCACCCAAGCTGCGCTGGTTATTGATGGGATTACCCTTTCTACAAACGACCGAGTTTTAGTGTATGAGCAGGCTAACGCCGCCCATAACGGCGTTTACACGGTTACGAATGTAGGATCGCCGTCTACTAACTGGGTGCTTACCCGTGCATCCGATGCCGACACCTACAACCCAAGCGACCCGGATGCTATGGGTCAGGGCGATGCGTTTTTTGTGCTTGAGGGTGATACCGGAGCCGGTGAGTCGTACGTACTGACCACGCAAGGCACCATTACGTTTGGCACCACCGCTATTACGTATGCTCAGTTTGCCGCAGCCCCACAGCCCGGGGACGGTACGCTGACGATGAATGTGTCTGGCACGGGCTTGTCAGGCTCCCAGACGTTTACTGCCAACCAGACTGGCAACGCGACTTTCACGGTTACGTCTAACGCAACCAATGCAAACACTGCTTCTACTATTGTTGCTCGTGATGCTTCTGGGAACTTTAATGCTGGCACTATTACCGCTAATTTGACGGGTAATGTAACCGGGAACTTGACCGGTGATGTGACTGGCAATGCTGATACGGCCACAAACGCAACTAATGTTGCTCTGACAAACACAAATACAAACGCCAATTTTTACTTCCCGCTTGCTAGTGGTAACTCGACTGGTAATTATGGGTTAAGTGTAGATTCAGCTCTATCATACAACCCCAGTACGAACTACCTTTCTTCATTTGGTATTAGTACCGCGTACATCAACGCTTCTGAGGTTAATTTATCATCTGGTTCCGTTAATTTTGGCTACCTTGCTCCAGCTAAAGCCTTCTACGACGGCATCAATAACACGATGGAGTTGGAGCTTGAGTCTGCTGCCAACAGCTTCGTCATTACTGACAACGGTACACACAGATTCACTTTCACTAAGTCCACGGGCAATTTAGCGGCAACCTCGTTTACTGGCGACCTAACAGGGGATGTAACAGGTAACGCTGACACCGCTACATCTGCAACGAGCGCCACCACTGCTGGCTCGGTGACCAATTCCGTCACGTTCAACAACGGCGGATCAGGCGATGCCTCTGGTACGGCTTATAACGGCGGCACAGCACGTACCATTAGCTACAACACTGTGGGCGCACCTAGCACCAGCGGAACCAACGCTACCGGCACGTGGGACATCAGCATTACCGGTAACGCCGCGACGGCTACCTCAGCTACCAGCGCAACGAGCGCTACAGACGCGACTAATGCAGACAATGTGGCAATTACTACGTCCACGTCAGCTAGCGCGTTTAAAGTTCCGTTTGCCAATACGACAGTTTCTACCACTGGCGACTACGGACTGTTACAGGACAGCACCGCTACGTTTACATACAACCCAAGCACCAATGTGCTTACGGTTGGCACGGTATCTGGCAATCTGAGTGGTAATGTCACGGGTAACGTCACTGGCTCTTCTGGTTCCACTACTGGAAACGCGGCAACTGCTACGGCCCTTCAAACTGCCCGCACGATTGGTGGTGTTAGCTTCGACGGCACGGCAAATATTGACTTGCCCGGAGTCAACACAACAGGCAATCAAGACACAAGCGGCAACGCAGCAACTGCCACCACGGCTACGACGGCTACGACGGCTACTACGGCTACAAACGCAACAAATGTTACCCTAACAAACACAAGCACAGCAGCCAGTTTTTTTATACCGTTTGCTAGTGGTAGTACAACTGGTAACTATGCACTAGGTGTTGATTCAGGCTTTTACTACAACCCCTCAGCCAATCAGGTAAGTGCTACTAGTTTTTACGCATCGTATTTATATGCAACAGGTTTTGTTCAATTAACTGGTGACGCTGATTACATAGTTTGGGGTTCGGGTAGTGACGCCAAAATGTTCTACGATGGTGTTAACAACACCTTTGAGATGGAGCTTGAGTCGGCGGCTAATAGTTTTATCATCACAGACAACGGCACTACACGCTTTACGTTTACCAAAGCTACAGGCGATTTAGCTGCCACCAGCTTTACGGGCAATTTGACCGGAGACGTGACCGGTAACGCAGACACTGCTACTACTGCAACAAGCGCTACCACGGCCACCACAGCCACTACTGCTAACGGGCTGAACACCAGCAACGACTATCAAGTCAACTCGCTGGGTGTGGGCACTGCCGGGTCTGGCACTGCTGGTGAGATTCGTGCGACAAACAACATCACAGCGTACTACTCAGATGATCGTCTAAAGACCAAATTGGGCGAAATTGAAAACGCGCTGGACAAGATTGACACGCTGTCTGGGTTCTACTACGAAGCCAACGAGACGGCCCAAGAGCTAGGCTATGAAGTCAAACGCGAAGTCGGTGTATCAGCTCAAGAAGTGCAAGCGGTCATGCCAGAAGTTGTGGCCCCCGCCCCGATTGACGAGAAATACCTCACCGTACGCTACGAGCGGCTAGTACCCTTGCTTATTGAAGCCATCAAAGAACTCCGCGCCGAGGTCAAAGCACTCAAGGGTGAATAATGGCTGTAGCACAGTACCCGTTTTCAGCAGCGCCGTTTGGATCGTCTCTACTTGAGTCGCCAAATGCAGTTATTGCTGCGACGGGTATTGCCGCAACCGGTCAGACTGGCACCGTATCGTTTATTACTGATCAGATACTGAGTGTTACCGGAGTAAGCGGCACTGGCACAGTAGGAAATGCTACAACAAAACTGGATGTTGCTCCGACTATAACTGGTCTTTTTGGAACAGGTCAGACGGGTTCAGTAATTGTTGTTGGGGACGGAAATGTAACCCTGACTGGTATAGAGGCCACATCAGCGGTAGGTAGCGAGTCCATCAAGATTGATGTTTCTATATTAGAGACAGGATTGGCGGCGTCTGGGGCTGTTGGAGACGTAGCCATCATTGGCCATGCCAATGTATCGACGACTGGGCTAGAGGCAACCGCGTCTGTTGGAAACGCTTCTGCTGTGATTGATGTATCTGCCGCAGTGACCGGGCTTGAGGCAACTTCGGCAATTAATAGCGTGACAATTGTCGAAGGCTCTGGCGTTACTGTAGATGTAGATAATACAGATATTCTTGGCACTGGCGCAGTTGGCACTGTAACCGTTACAACCGAGCAGATTTTATTGGTTACTGGGGTTGAGGGCATTAGCCAAGTTGGCGACGTTTTGATGTGGGGTTTAGTAAACACATCTCAGACGGCAAACTGGCAGATCGCCAGAACATAAGGAATTCAAATGGCATCAGATTATTCAACAAGCCTGAAGATCGAGCTTATCGCTGATGGTGAGCAAGCTGGCAATTGGGGCACAACAACCAACACAAACTTAGGCACCGCGCTTGAAGAGGCTATTGTTGGGTACGGTAATCCTGACTTTACTTCGGATGCCGACTTGACGCTTACGCTATCAAACTCAAACGCTACCCAAGTGGCACGTAATTTGGTGCTTAATGTAACTTCAAGTGTATCCCTTACGACAACCCACAACTTGGTGGTGCCTACCATCGAGAAGCCTTATGTGGTGCAAAACAATACCACCGGCGGTCAAAGCATTATTGTCAAAACTTCTGGTGGGTCGGGCGTAACCATACCTAACGGTAAGTCTGCTGCTGTCTATGCTGATGGCACCGACGTAGTTTCGCAGATAGATCATATCCCTTCGTTGACATTAGGCGCTGCACTTCCTGTGGCGTCTGGTGGTACAGGCGCTGCTACTTTTACTTCAGGTGCCCTACTTAAAGGTAATGGTACATCAGCAGTTAGCTCTGCGTCTGCGGCAGATATTGTTAGCGCTTTAGGCACTACCCCAGTTAACGAAGCGGCTCAGTTGACAACTACCGGATATACGATTGAAGAGTCGGGTGGAGAGCTGCTTATAAAGTACGGCGCTACCAGTATTGGTAAGATTGATTCGAGTGGTAACTTAACAGTTATCGGTAATGTGACTGCTTACGGGACGTTGTAAAAATGGCACTACCAAATACAGGCGCTATATCTCTTAACGATGTAAACGTCGAACTTAACAATCCGGGCACATCACAAATAGGCATGAACGATGCCGCCGTTAGAACGTTATTCCAAGTGCCTAGTGGTGCTATCAGCATGTCTGATGGTTACGGCAAAGCAAGCGAAACAGCTTTGACTATTAGCTCGCCGCAAAATAATTTAGATTTATACACGTATGCGACGGGTGCTGGGTGGCCCGGATCGACTGCGCTCAAGGTAACAATTAACCCCGGTGTTTATATTAACGGCACTAGCACGGGTACTACAGCTCTTTCTATCCCATCATCAATTTCTCCAGCTTACGATCTTACGGTAATTAACAACGGAGTTATTGTTGGTCGTGGTGGCAGCGGGGGTACGGGCGGTAGTGGTTATATGAGTTATAACAACGTTTATACTTCAAACGGCGGCGGAGGTGGCGCTGGTGGTAGAGCGTTATCGGTTAGTAGGCCCGTGACGTTTACCAATAATGGAACTATTGCCGGTGGCGGTGGTGGTGGCGGTGGTGGTGGCGCTCCGGGAGCTAATGCTATCCCCGGTTGTAGCCCCTCACCTTCTTTTGCCAACCGAGGCGGCGGCGGTGGCGGAGGTCGATCCAGCAACACAAATGCTCCCGCTGGATCGCCCGGAAACTTTACTAAAAATCCAAATAATTTCAACCACACCTCTAACCTAACAGCTAATGCAAATGCTGGAACGGTCAACTCTTACGGTAATGGCGCAAATATTCAACTACGATACAACAACCTATACGGTGGCCCCGGGGGCAGAGGTGGAAACTGGGGCGCAGCGGGCATTGGCGGGGCTAATGGCTATACAATACCCAGCCCCGCAAGAAGGCAACAATCTGGAGGTGGGGGCGGAGCTGCCGGTGTAGCTGTTTCAGGCAACCCGTATATAACATGGCCTGTCACCGGAACACGTTATGGGCCTATTTCTTGATCTTGGAAGGTTAATACATGGGTATCGCTTATAAATATACCGTAGATTCTGTAGATTCTGCAGCCAAATGTATGGTTGTTAGGTACGAAGCTACGGGGCATGAAACTATGCTTGTTTCTATGCGGCTACCAAATGTTGGGGAAGAGTTAGAGGCGGTAGTAAAAGAACACTCCCCAGTGCTAATGTGGGAATGGAGAGCTGCCAATGTTTATTTGCCGGAAGTAGGTACTTCTAACACCGTAGAAGAAAGCAACGAAGCACAGCCTGACGATGAAACGCCTCAACAGTCTGATGTCCCAGTTTCAGATGTTTAAGCATGGCTGTACCAACCCTAGACTCGCAGACTAGCGTATTATCTAGCCAAAGAGTTTTTGGGTGGGTTATAGAGTACTGTTTTTTAAAAACGGGAAGTAAGTACAGAACTAACGTACCCAAAGGTGGTATACCTGTTAGCAGGCTACAAAAAGCCGCCTTAATGGTTAAGGGTCGAATTACTGGAGTGCGGGAAGACGGCTCCGCAACCCACGTAAAAACTCCGGGCTTTATGGTGCGCGGGGTAAAAAATTTAGTTGTGCCAGAAGGCGAGTCTATATTTACCGCAGAAGAAGATTCTTATTGGTGGTGCCTAAAATTAGATTCAAACCCTGACGGCATACCAGAGACAGACACGTTTTATATTACAGCGGGCGACGACAGAGAGCTGCCAATAGGGTCTCGGTTGATTTTATGTCTGGGTGAGCTTAGTATAGAAGATAAGATTTTTCAGGCTAAAGATGATCCCGAAACCCCGTTACCCGTTGGTATCAGGATAAAAACTGGGCCTAAGACAGTGAAAGCAATCACAGATTGCTTTGGGTACTTAGTAGATAGTGAAAAGGAGTAACCATGCGACACAGTGCTTGGATGGCAAACACGGCTTATTACGTCGGATTTGCGGCGTTTTTGTGGATGTTGTACGCCAATCCAAGTTGGTTTTGGGTCGCGTTTGCTCTGTATATTGCGGGCGGCTTAACAATTAGCGTAGGCTATCACAGGCTGTTTTGCCATAGCGCGTTTGAAACCAGCAGGTTCTGGCACTGGGCTTTTGCTTTATATGGCGTGTTGTTTATGTACAGCAGCCCGATACAGTGGGTGGTGACACATGCTACACACCACCGCCATTCTGACACAGATAAAGACCCGCATGAGGGGCCGCTACGCTGGGCATCTTTGTTGCGTAAAGGATACCGTGACGTACCGCTCCGCACCATTCGCGCTAAACGGATGCTGCGCCAAAAGCTGCATTACATAGTAGACGCTTTTTACGTGCCAATATGGGCGGCTATGGTTGCTGTTATGGCTCTGGTTTCGGTCGATTTTGTTTTGTACGCTTACCTTCCGGCTTTAGGGTTGGCTCATTTTGTTGCCGCCCTTCATCAGACGTTCAGCCATATTGGAGATAAACCAAACGATTATGGCTGGCTTGAGTTTGTATTCCCAAGTGCTGGTGAATGGCTGCATGCGCACCACCATAGGCATGTAAGGGACTGGAAATTTGCCAATAAATGGTGGCATTTGGACACGGGTGCTTTGCTGATTAAGGCGATAAAAAAGGCATGAATCACAAAGACTATGAGGCTTACAAGCGTTGGGCGGAGAATATCGGTCAAGATAACGATGCTTTGCTAGACGCTTTTTTAGCTGGCGTGAAGTTTGAGCGACGTTCCGTGGCTAAGTATGCTTTAAACGTGCAAGACCCTATGGCCAAAGAAATTGGCAGGCACATACGGGCTAGGTCAGAAGGCAAAACAAGAGGATGGTGGGATGATTAAAACTCACGTCGATGGTGTAAATCCTGACATCTACTGTTTTGATACAGGGCTCGACTTTGGGCGTGAGTTTGGAGAACACCTGCTTAACGAAGTTCTTACTAACATGGGCCAGTTTGAGCGCCGTATTAAGTACAACCGGGGTGAGAACTACAAAGAGTTTGCTCGGATGATCGGCGCTAAAAACGCCCGGGAACTAAACCGCAGAAAGTTGCAGTTTGAGCAGTACAACCCCGGGAAAACCCCTATACAGTTTCTACAGTGGTGGCTAACTCCGGAGCTGGATGAGCAGTTTTACGCCACAGTCCCCCAGTGGCTGTTTGATATTTGCCCGGGCGAGCCTAAAAGCACCCTACAAACAAGCGATAGGGGTGATTATTTACCCACGCACATGGGGCACAAGCGTCGTTCGTCCATGTTCATGCTTTTGCAAGGTCAGGAACAAGAAACTCGCTGGTACAGAAACACGGAAGATTTTGAAGTAATCGACCCCTACCGCATACCAGACCACGACAAAATTGAACATGTGGTGACGGCTGTTATGCAGCCATATCGTTGGTATGTGTTTAACCACTGGGCATGGCACAGCGTGCACAATTTTGCGCCGGGCGGTTTAAGAGTTAACATGGGGTTAGATTTTGATAGCGTTGATACTAATGTATTAGTAGATGCTGTAAGACACCATAGCTTGGAGTTGGCATGATTGACCCAATCACCGCCTTTACCGTCGCCACGACGGCGTTTAACACCATCAAAAAGGCGGTGGAAGTTGGGCGTGAGATTGAGGATGTCGCGGGCTATATAGGTAAGTTTTTTGGGGCTAAGGCCGACATAGCCAAGGCAGAAGAAAAAGCCAAAAACCCGCCGATATTTAAGAAGCTACTAAGCGCCGGGTCGGTAGAAGAAGAGGCACTACAGCTTGTGGTGCAGCGGCAAAAGCTGGGCGAGATGGAGCGCGAGCTACGCAGCATGATTATTCTGCGCTATGGGCAAGAGACGTACCTTGAGATGATGCGCCAGCGGGAAAAAATCGCAATGGAGCGCAAACGGATCGAGTTACTACAAAAGCACAAGCGGCAGGAGTTTTTTCTTGCTGTTTTTTACACCGGGCTTATTGCTGCGCTATTAGCCGCTTTGGCTTGGCTGGTGATGCTCGGCTTTGAGATGGTGGGGAAAGCATGATGGGGGTTTTATGTTGCAAGCGTTGATTGGCCCAGTAACGGGGCTGCTAGACAAGTTTATCGAGGACAAAGACCAAAAGGCAAAGTTGGCCCATGAAATAGCCACAATGTCAGAAAAACATGCCCAAGAGTTAGCCAAGGGCCAGATTGAAGTCAACAAGACCGAAGCCGCTCATAAGTCTACTTTTGTCTCAGGCTGGCGACCATTTATCGGCTGGACGTGCGGGGTTGCGCTGGCATGGCATTTTGTAGTACAACCTCTTTTAACCTTTACAACTGCGTACTTCGGAGTTACACTTCCACCACTGCCTGCGTTCGACATGGACAGCCTCATGACGGTGTTGTTGGGCATGCTTGGTTTGGGTGGCCTCCGTACCTACGAAAAGAAACAGGGGTTAACTAAATGAGTTTTGAGCTATCGCAGCGCAGCCTAGACCGACTTGAAGGGGTAGAAGATACCCTCGTCGTTGTCGTTAAACGCGCCATTGAACTGACCAAAGTAGATTTTGGTGTATCCGAGGGCGTACGTTCTATCGAACGGCAGAAAGAATTAGTCGAAAAAGGCGCTAGCAAAACCATGAAATCCAAGCACATTGACGGCTTGGCTGTGGACTTGGTAGCCTATATCGACGGGCGCGTTTCTTGGGAACTAAACCTTTACGATGACATCGCAGACGCAATGGCTGCTGCGGCTAAAGAATACCAAGTAACTATTCGCTGGGGCGGCGCTTGGCACATCGACGACATTGGCACGTGGCAGGGCAAAATGGAAGACGCCATGACCACATACATCGACCTGCGTAGGTCGCAAGGCAAACGTCCGTTTATTGAC